TCACTGGCTGAAGATGATGGGGATGAAATTACGTCACTGAACGAATTGAAACCTCAGTATCTCAGCCAGAAAGTCAGGGGGTAGAATGCAGGCCGGGAAACTACGCCACCGGGTAACAATCCAGGAGCCGGTGATGGTTCAGAACCCAGAGACTGGAGCTGTAAATAAGGCCTGGCGGGACGTTGCTACCGTATGGGCGGAAGTCTCCCCGTTGTCGGCTCGCGAGTTTATTGCAGCCCAGGCATCGCAGGGGGAAATCACCACCCGTATCACAATACGCTTTCGACCGGGAGTTACCCGGATGAATCGCATCCTGTTTCGCGGTGGGATATATAACATCGAGGGCGTGCTTCCTGATCCGAAAAGTGGCCGCGAATATCTCACGCTTCCCTGCTCAGAAGGGGTAAACGATGGCTGATGGCGTTGAAGTAAGTCTTACCGGACTTGATTCCCTGCTTGGGAAAATGGAGGCGGTATCAGACGTCACCCGTAACAAAGCGGGACGATTTGCGCTTCGTAAAGCCGCGAACCTAATCAGGGACCGTGCCCGGAGTAATGCTGCGCGGGTTGATGACCCACTGACCAAAGAGGCCATCTATAAAAATATCGTTGCCAGCTTTGGTAGTCGTGAATTTCGGAGAACCGGTAACCTGACTTTCCGCGTTGGCGTTATGGGCGGTGCGCGACAGTATGCCCAGACAAAAGCCAACGTCAGAAAGGGGCGAGCCGGTGGAACCTACAAAACAGCAGGCGACAAAGGTAATCCCGGTGGCGACACCTGGTACTGGCGAATGCTTGAATTCGGAACGGTGCATGCAGCAGCACGACCTATCATCCGCCCCGCGATGAACGGTATCGATGGCCCTGTCATTAACGTTTTTGCGGAAGAAATGGAAAAAGCTATCGATCGTGCGATCAGGCAGGCCGTGAAAAAGGGGACCAAAGCATGATAGCGCCTGTTTTTAAAGTCTGCTCCGCAAGCCAGAAGGTTCGGTCCCTGCTTGGAGAATCTCCCGTAAGGCTGTACCCCTTCGGCAAGCATTTTGATGAAGTTGTCTATCCATATGCGGTCTGGCAGAACATTGATGGCGATCCACAAAACTACCTGAAGCAGCGACCTGATATAGACCGATTTTCTGTTCAGATTGACGTTTACGCCGACACAGATACTGATGTCATCACGGTTGCGTGGGCGCTTCGCGATGCGATCGAAGGCAACGCAATAATCACCAGATGGGGTACGCAGGAGCTGGAACCCAGTACCATGAAGTACCGTTATTCCTTCGACGTCGACTGGCTCGTCAAACGATAAACCAACCTTCCATATCACACCGGCGCAGCCGGTTTTTTTATACCCGGAGATAACCATGTCAGTAGTGACTCAAGGCACACAGTTGTATGTGCTCGCGAATGGTGTCGTGAGCGAAATTGAATGCATCACTGCATTTTCACCAGGCGGAAGCCCGGCAGATCAGATTGATGACACCTGCCTGAGCGAACGTAACACCCGAAAATATAAAAAGGGATTGCGAACACCGGGGCAGGCAACGGCCACGCTTAACGCAGATCCTGCCAACGCCAGCCACCTGATGCTCAGCAACATGGCAGAGTCAAACGACCAGAGCGACGTAACGTTTGCTATCGGCTGGTCTGATGGCGAATCAGAGCCGACAGCGGGAACAGGTCCGGGTGCTGTAGATGGCCTGGTGCTTCCTCCCGATCGAACCTGGTACGTATTCAAGGGATACGTTTCAGACTTTCCGTTCGACTTTCAGGGAAACACGGTTGTGCAGACTTCTGCCACTATCCAGCGTTCCGGACAGGGAGCATGGATTCCGAAAGCGCAATCCGGCAGCTGATCACTTGCGGGGGCGATCCCCCGCATTTCAACAAACATTATCGAGGATAATCAATGAAACTGACTCTGGATTCATTAAAGCAGGCTGGAGCATTTACAGGCCGTCCTGTTGAAAAGGAAATCACCTGGAAGCAGGGTGAAGAAGAAATCACAGCTACTGTATACATCCGACCAATGGGATATCACGACGCAGTATCAACAGTTCTTTCTGCGGCAGGGAAGATTGATGGTGTAGCCGGGCGTATCGCTTCATCAATCTGCGACGTGGAAGGGCATCCAGTTTTCACTGTAGCTGATGTTACTGGCGAAGCAGATCCAGAACGTGGGGCTCTCGACGGTAATCTTACTGTGGCTCTGCTTGTCGCTATTCAGCAGGTTAATGACATGGGAAAGGCGAACTCAGCGCCGAAGACGAATTCTGGTGTGAATTAGTTCTCAACGGGATAGGCGGTCGCACCATTGCCGAAGCAAGAGAGCGAGTTAGCGTTACTGAATACCGCAACTGGGTTCTTTACCGTCAAAAGTACGGAAGCCTTAACGGAATGATGCGTACCGAGTGGGCCGCAGGCCTTATTTCTTCTGTGCTGGCAAACGTCAACCGTGGAAAAGACTCACCTCCTTTCAAAGTAACAGACTTCACCCCACACATTAATGAGCCTGCCATTTCACTGGATCAGGCTATGCAGGAGTGGTCATAGCATGGCAGGTAAATCCCTAGGCACGCTGACAATAGACCTGATAGCAAAAACTGGCGGATTTGTTTCAGGGCTTAACCAGGCAGAAAGAGCATCTGCAAAATGGAGTAAACAAGTACAAGCGGATGCAGCTTCTGCAAGCACCGCTCTCGCTGGAATAGGTGCGGCAGCTGTAACTGCTGGGCTTGCTGTGGGAGCGGCAGGTTTTCAGTTGCTCAAAAGCACATCCAAGCAAATTACTGAAACAGACCGCTGGGCAAAGTCTTTAAGGATATCAACACAGGAATTATTGGCCTGGCAGTTTGCTGCTGAAAAGGCAGGCGTATCCGGCGATCAGATGGCTGATATTTTCAAGGATATCGGCGATAAGATTGGTGATGCAGTACTGAACAAATCAGGTGAGGCCGTTGATGCATTGAATGCATTAGGGCTATCAGCTGAGAAATTATCCAAAGTAAGCCCTGATAAACAGCTTCTGGCTATTGGTGAATCACTTAGTAAAATCGGAACCAACGCCGAGAAGACGACCATTCTTGAAAGCCTCGGGAATGACCTATCCAAGCTGCTTCCATTGTTTGATAACAATAATCAAAAGCTGAAGCAATTTATTGACCTGGCTAAAGACTATGGAGTAGCACCAGACCCATCTTCGATTGATGACCTTGTCAAGGTAAACCAACTATTCGAAGACATGGAAGCGCAGGTAGCTGGCCTGAAGATGGAGATTGCAGCAGGTCTTGCTAAAGTCGATCTGACTCCACTGCAAAACTCTCTTGATAAGCTTCACGACGTATTAACAGACCCAGTAGTCCTACAAGGCATCTCTAATCTGGTATCTGAAGTCGCACAATTGGCAGGGTGGCTTGTTAAGGCTGCCGCTGGGGCTGGTCAACTTGCCGCAAGTACTGGTAATCGCTTTGCTGCTTTAAGCGGAAAAATTGACCTGAGCAATATAGACCAGGTTAATGAGCGAATTACTTATCTGCAAAAAAATCTTGAAGGTAGAAAAGGATTCTATTCTCAGGATAAATCAATGTTCGCCTGGCTCACAGGCGGTGACGACAGTGTAAAAGCCCTTAATGATGAACTGAACACTCTTATCCAAACGAGAGATAAGTTATCAAAGCCCGTTGTTGGCAATCTTCCTCTGGGCTCTGCAACTGTAGGTGCAGACAATCCGTTTTCTCTCCCTAAAGGAGGAACAAACGGGAAAGTTACTCCAGATGCGAACGCTAAAAAACTTGAATCTGCATTCAAGGCTCTGGAAACAAGCTATCAGCGTCAGATTGCACTGATCGACACCACAGGTAAGAAAAACCAGGAAGTAACCGAGCTTGAGAAACTTCGCTTTGATTTTACTTCAGGCAAACTTGCCGGAATTAATGACGCGCAGAAGGTACGTCTTGAGCAACTCGCAACTGAGGTAGACAGGCTTAATTCACTCAAGAAGGCGAACGAAGAGAACCTTAAGCTTGTCGAGTTTGCGTCCAATCTTCGCAAGCAAAACCAGAATGACAATTCGGCAAACGATGCTGACTTCATAGGTTCTGGCATGGGAGATAAGACCCGTCAGCGCATGAAGGAACTGCTGGATATTCAGCGAAGTTTTCTTGAAAAGCAGTCAGACCTGCAAAAGCAGTATCAGAGTGGGGATATTAGTAAATCACTTTATGACCAGGAAACCGCTGCCTTACAACAGGCGCTTAATGACCGGCTGGAAATTCAGGAGGATTACTACAAGAAGTCTGACGCCAAGATGGGTGACTGGCAAAGTGGGATAATGGATGCGCTGAATGATTACGCAGATAACTCTGCGGATTATTACCAGACTGCTGCTGATGCGATGACTTCTATTCTTGGCGGTGCCACTTCCGCCATCTCTGACAACATCAATGATCTGGTTCATAGCGCAGAAGACTTGGGCGACTTCTTCAGTAATATTTTCTCCAGCCTTGGTGAGACAATCATCAAAACACTGTCTGATATGGCTGCCCAGTGGCTGGTCTATCAAGGTGTGCAGTTACTTGTAGGTAAATCAACTCAGGCAAGTGCTGCGGCTTCGATGATTGCCAATGCTCAGG